TTAATTTTTATTGACACGCAAGAGTTCAGGTACACTTTGGATGTTAGGAGGGATTATGATTTTTTTACCGTTTTTTAACAATATCACTATATTATTGTTGTTATGGTCTCTTTGGCGTTTATCTATACAAATACATGAAATTTTTTCAATAAGACCTGTTTTAACTATATGTTGAATGACCCGTTGTGAAAAATTACATTTAGTCGAATAATAAAGAACGTCCATTAGATAATTAAAGCAACAAATATCTATATGAATTATAAAAGTAAAAAATACAAATATAAAACGCTATGAAAAGTAAAAAAACATAATATTTCTTTCTTTTTAACTCTTATTCGTTCTATTCGACGAATAATGGTTAAATAAGTGTATTAAATTAACTCTTATTCGTTCCAACCGACGGATCCGTCGGTAAACATTTCTTTTAAAATACATTTGTGTTTATTAAAACGTCATTATATATGCTTTCAAATATTATGTATAATATATAATATTTAATAATTTGTAAAAATACCTGAATCGAATAAGGGTTAAGATCTACAAATAAACTCTATCTAATTATCGATTATTCTCGTAATATTGCACAATAGTGGTTAAATTATAGAATAAACTCTACAAATATTAGTAAAAAGTTAGTTACTTACTTGAATTTATACACATTCCATGCAATATTCGTTTTTCAATATACAATATTAGTATTGTTAATGAATATGTTAATATTCCAAAAGCAATATTATTATTTGCATTTTTACTAAAGAAATAACGAATTAAGTACAATACTGATAACAAAAACATGAAAAACCATACTATTGAAAGGAAATAAAAATACAAACACCAGTTTTTACTTAAAGGTCCAAAAAAAAAATCATCAATATCTGTCATGGTATATTTTATATTTATATTTTTTATTACCATCTCCCTCTTACACCCCCTTCGGTTAAATGTAATAAAATATTTGAAACCAATTAAAAAAGTTATATTTATGGAGAGGGTGTTTTTACATTCAACCCTGATAAAGTCGAATAACGATTATTGAATATTACATAAAAATATATATTTAGTTTATAAATAATGGATGACAATGAATCAAAAACTGAAAACAACTCTCACCCACCGGTTATCGAAGAACAAAAATTCGAAACATTAAATACAGTTACTTGGAATATAATAAACAAATACTTTGAAGACAATCCACAATGTTTAGTTGCCCATCATTTAGAATCATATGACGACTTTTTTAAAAACGGGATATATAAGATTTTCCAAGAAAAGAATCCTGTTAAATTATTTTCAGGATATGACGAAACAATCCAAGATTATCGCCATCAGTGTGAGTTATTTTTTGGTGGAAAGAATGGAGATAAAATATATTTTGGAAAACCTAACATATATGATAAAAATAATGAACATTATATGTTTCCTAATGAGGCTAGATTACGAAATATGGATTATTCAATGACAATTCATTATGATGTGGATGTCGAATTTATAAATATATTAAAGGAGGGTGAAATTCCTACACTAGTTGGAGGTAAAGGGGTAGATATAGATGAATTATTATCAGGCGGTGATGACGAAAACAGTTGTGAAATTATTGAAGGCGCAGGTGATTATACTAATTTTAAAACTACACATATAAATCCGGATGAAGAAGGTTTAAATAATGTTAATTTACAATTAAGGGGAGCAGGACCTAATGTAAAATCACGAAAAAAGAAAACAGTAAATGTTGCGGAGGTTGATCCGAATATGGCATCTATCATTATGGAAGCTACTACACGATCAGTAACAAATAATATTCAACGAAGACAGATTACTCTTTCAAAAATTTATTTGGGGAAAATACCTATTATGGTTCAATCTAATTTTTGTATTTTAAATGGTCTGCCAAAAGAAATTAGATTTAATATGGGGGAATGTAAAAATGATTTGGGTGGATACTTTATTATAGGAGGTAAAGAAAAAGTCGTCGTTCCTCAAGAAAAATTTGCCAATAATATGTTATATATACGTTCTTATTTGGATGAAGACGAACAAGATGAAAATAATAATGAAATAGAACATGGTGATTTAAAATACTTGTATAGCGCAGAAATTCGTTCAGTCAGTGAAAATTCTTCAAAACCTATACGTACTTTTTCTATTCGAATGGTCGCCCCCTCCGTTAAATATACAAATGAAAATATAGTGGTTGCTATTCCAAATGTTCGTAAACCGGTTCCTCTTTTTATTGTATTTCGCGCATTAGGATTTGTTAGCGATAAAGAAATTATTGAGATGTGTCTTCTTGATTTAGAAAAATACGAATCTATGATTGATTTATTTATTCCATCCGTTCATGATGCAGGTTCTATTCTTTCTCAACAAACTGCATTAAAATATATTGCTTCTCTTACAAAAGGTAAAACAGTTACACATGCCATTGAAATTCTTACAGATTTTATGCTTCCCCATATCGGAGAAACGAATTATAATCAAAAGGCATATTATTTGGGATATATGGTGTTTCGTCTATTATCAGTGAAATTAGGATTTGAACCTACAACCGACAGAGACAATTTTAAATATAAAAGAGTTGAACTGATAGGGTCACTTATGTATGACCTTTTTCGTGAATATTATAATATTCAACAAAAAGAGATATATGTTAATTTTGAACAAATATTGTATTATCATCAAAACTTATACGAATTCGATTTAAAGGCATTAATAGAAAATAACTATCGCAATGTATTTTCAGAAAGGACATTAGAAGCTGGGTTTAAAAAGGCATTTAAAGGTTCATGGGGTGCATATACTCATACTAAACGGGTGGGAATTGTACAGGACATTAATCGTCTGTCTTTTAATACATACATAAGTCATTTGCGTAAACTTAGTCTTCCTATAGATTCAGGTCTTAAAATAGTTGGTCCACGTTTGCTTCATAATTCACAATGGGGGTTTATAGATCCGATTGACACTCCTGACGGTGGTAATATTGGACTTCATAAAAGTTTGGCTATAACAACCCAAATCACACGTGGATTTTCTAGAGAGCCATTGATATTATGGCTACGTGAACATATCAATTTATTTCTTTTAGAATCGTGCAAACCGTCCGAAGTAGCTAAAATGACAAAAGTATTTGTAAACGGATACTGGGCGGGATGTGTAAATGATCCATTTATAACAGTAGATAAAATTAAATTATATCGCAGACATTCTCTTATTCCAATTTATACCAGTGTTACATTTGATATTAGATATAATACTATTTATATTTACACAGATGATGGTCGTTTATGTCGACCAATTTTTTATGTTGCAAATTATAATAACGAAATAAAACAGTTAAAGAAAAATAAAAGGATTACACCAATTGTTAGTTTTGAAAAAAACCACGAAATTTTACGACTATTAAATGAGGGGAACTTTAAATGGAATGATTTGGTTGCGGGGTTTCATCCAAAAATTCATAATAATTATAATATATCAAGTGGTCAAATATATACTATTAAGGAGTTATATGGATTAAATGATAATAAAATTTCAGATGATAAACGGGCAATTATCGATATAATTGATAGTAGCGAAACAGAAAATACAATGATTGCTGTTAATTACAACGACCTTAAAAATAAAACACTCATGAAATATACTCATTGTGAAATACATGAGTCTCTGCTTCTTGGAGTAATGTGCAATCAGATCGCTTTTCCTGAAAATAATCCTCTTCCTCGTGACCTCTTTTCAAGTGGACAAAGTAAACAAGCATGTTCTCTTTATCATACTAATTATCAAGTACGAATGGATAAAACGGCGGTAGTATTGAATTACGGTCAAAGACCATTAATTAAAAGTCAATATATGAAACATATAAATAACGAAGAAAATCCATATGGATTAAATGCTATCGTTGCAATAATGTGTTATACTGGTTATAATGTAGAAGATGCTATATTAATCAATGAAGCATCAATTAAACGAGGTCTTTTTCAAACGACATATTATTCAACATATGAAGAACATGAAGAAAAATCTAATGAAGGTGAAACTATAATAGATAAACATTTTTCTAATATTGAGAGTGATGATTCGGTTACAGGAACTAAAGCTGGATATGACTATAGCAAATTAGATTCAATGGGAATAATTAAAGAAGGAACATATGTGAATGATAAAACAATATTAATAGGAATGACATCAAATAGCGGAGTAGGAGACGGAAAAAGGGTGGATAATTCAAAGAAGCCTAAAAAAGGACAAGTAGGAGTGGTTGATAAAACCTTTATTACAGAAGGAGAAACCGGTGAAAGAATCGCCAAAGTACGCGTATGTGAACAACGTATTCCTACATTAGGTGATAAATTTGCGTCGACTGTTGGTCAAAAAGGAACAATTGGTATGGTTATTCCTGAATGCGATATGCCTTTTACGATCAATGGAACACGTCCAGATATGATTATTAACCCACATGCGCTTCCTTCTAGAATGACAATCGGACAACTTATATCATCAATAACTGGTAAAGCGTGTGTATTATATGGTGGGTTTGGTGATTGTACTGCGTTTAATCAAAGAGGTACAAAAATTCATTTTTACGGGGAACAATTATCTAGAGCAATGATGGAAAAATCTAAAATGACAACCGATGAACTTCTTAAATCGGGGTTTCATTCAAGCGGAAACGAAATTATGTATAATGGAATGACAGGTGAACAAATTGAAAGTGAAATATTTATAGGACCTACTTATTATATGCGATTAAAACATATGGTTAAAGATAAGATTAATTATAGGGCGCGTGGTCCAAGGTCGAATTTGACAAGACAACCTGTAAGTGGTCGTGCAAATGACGGAGGACTTCGTGTAGGTGAAATGGAAAAAGATTCTATTTTATCTCATGGAATGTCGGCTTTTTTGAAAGACGCTTTAATGGAAAGGGGTGACAAATATTATATGGCCGTTTGCAATCAAAGTGGAATGATAGCTATATATAATTCTTCAAAGAACCAATTTTTAAGTCCAATAACAGACGGACCACTTAAATTTACTACAGATTTAGAAAACCAAATTCATTTAGAAACTATATCACGTTTTGGGCGTGATTTTAGTATAGTTGAAGTACCATATGCTTTTAAATTACTGATACAAGAATTGGCAACAATAAACGTTCAATTACGGTTGATTACAGAGAATAATATATCACAATTCGAAAATTTGTCTTTTGGAGATAATCCTCCATTAAATTTTAAAGAATATTCCAAGTATATTGGAGAAAGATTAAGTAATCCAGCTGTACAACCTATTCCTTT